TTACTTTGTCCCAACGCGCTGTGTAATGGCGCGCTGAGAGCGCATCAAAAACGCACTTTGCAGATGGATACTGCGTGTCGGTCGATTCGCTGGATAACGAGGTGACTTTGTTTGACTTTGATTCTTTGTCCGCGTGCGCGTTCACGTCGGTGTTGTGCGTCGAGATCGCTCCGGTCACGTCTTGGTCGCCCGTATTTACTCCGCTCACCGCGTCGAGCGCTGTTTTGTTGGCATGAGCGTGTAAAGCGGCGTTCTGCGCCTGCGTCATGTGGTAGTATTCGTCAGCCGCTCCGCCCTGCTTGTTCGCGAGATCGTTGTGATTAAAGCTCGAAGCGGTTTGATCTCCAGTATTTGTTCCGCTCACAAGGTCAAGTGCTGATTTATTACTATGCGAATGTAGATCAACGGTTTTAGCATAAGAACTTAGATCTTGATCGCCTGTGTTGACACCAGAAACGCTGTCTAGATCGGTCTTATTATCGTGAGAATGTAGCGCAGCGATCTGCGACTGCGTCATGTGATAATATTCGCCAACGTCGCCGCCCTGTAGTCCGCCCAAGTCATTGTGGTCTGGATGAGAGCCATCGACATATGCTTTGTCAACGATGTGGTGATCGTCGCTGATTACGCGGTCTTCCGCGAGTTTCGGCACACCGCCTATGATCGTTTGCGGCGTGGTCTGGTTCAGCGTCAGATATAAATCGCTTCCAGATGACGGCGGGAAAGGCTCTCCGCTCGTGTTGCCGGATGCGGTGACGCTCAACTCAATCTGTTGCGTGGTAATCCTCTGCGTTACAACAGCGTCCACGATCTCAACGCCGACAACACTCAATAGCCACGTTCCATCCGTTAGGTTACAAGAATCGCTTTCGGTAATAGCGTTATCCGTCAACGTGATATCGTATGTGTCAGTGCCTTTCTCAAATAAGGCGTGTTTCGTCAATCCCGCCCAATCTCCGGAGAACCGAAAACGCGCGGTAATGTAATCAATCGTGTCAGACACGATCATGTTACTATCAACGCGCTTTAGTTCTTGCCCGCTTACAACAAAATCAAGCATTTATGTTTTCCTCCTGCGACGGTTCGGTCTGTTCCTGCGCGGCGAGTTCTTCCTGCTGTGCGCGGTAACGCTCAACGTCCGCGTTCTCTCTGCGCTTCAATATCTCATCCACTTCCTCATTGCTGATAAATGGCAGATGCTTTAAGATCGTTTCATCGTCAAGATACGCGCTCGCGGACAGAACCATCTGTGTCTGCTCCATCTGGTTGGAAATTCTGTTTCGCTTGAACTGCGGCGTACAGTCTGCCTTGTCGATGCCCTGTAACGCGCCGATGCCCTGACAGAACTGGATCACCTGATATTCAAAGTCATCCGCGTTCTCGTCCAGCGGTTGGTATGCCGCGTCGATATGGTCGTTCGTTGCGCCCGCCGCGATTGTGTGCACGTCCAGCCCACCGAAATCCTCATAGATGCCAGACTTGATAAGCGCGAGGTATGCGGTTCTGGCTTCGTGCGGTACGTCCTGCGTGTAAGCCGAAAGCGTGGGCTGTCCGCCCTCTACGCCCTCGTTACCCTCGCTTGCTTTGGCGGCGGCAATGTGCTTTGACTTGATTTCGTTCAGCAGTTTGGCTTTGTCATAGTCGTTCATTCCGTCCGCATTGTTGATAAGCCAGTAAATATAAGCCGCGTCTGAAAGGTCGTTTGCCAGACCGCTTCTGATGAGGTCGTATGTATCGATTCCAGAGCGCATGCCAACGAGCGTGCTCTGTTTGAGTTCGCTCCCCCATAGCGGGACAATCGGCAACGTCGGGTAGTTCTCGCCGCCAATCAGCTCTTCGCCATCGGCAAGCGTCTTTTTAACAATGCCTACGTAGGGCGTAAACTTATCGTCGCGGGATTCCGCTGGCTTTCCGCTTTCCTTGCGCACAAAGCGCATGATGCCATCAACGGTGTACAGCCACATGTTCAGCGGGTGTTTGTCCGTTAACTGCCAGAATCGCACACCCGCCATCAATGCGCCCGTTTCCTCATCGTACATGGGCGCAAACTCAGTCAGTCGGAAGCACTTCAATTTATCCATGTTCCAGAACCCAAACGAAACGCCGTGGATGTGCGACGCGTACCCCACCTTTTGCAGGGCGGTATCGAAGTCCTCTCCAAACTTTTCTTTTGTGGATTCGTCGCTGAACGTAACGCCATTGCCTAAGCTGTATTCGTTGCGTTGCGTGTTTAATCTGCGAAACAAATTGCAAGGCAGTTTGTGATTGGATGCGAACGGATCGGGAACCTCTGCGCCTGTCAATGTGCGCATGGTTTTCTCATAGCGCGTGATCGTCACGTTCTGCTGATGGTCGTATACGTCCGCGTCTATTGCGGTTCGATATTCCGCGCTCGCTTTGTGGTCTGCAACAACAGCCTCAACCGCGCCCGCTGTCGGCAACCCGTTCTTATAGGTCAATAAAAACTCTTGGTAGGTAGTCACTTAATATATACCCCTTTCACCACGGTATCGCCCCCGCTGATTTCGCTGTTTGATCTTGTTGCGCTCGTTTGCGCGGTAGGTATTCGTATACGCCCGTTGTAGCGTCCGGCGCGTCGTCGTGTGCGTTCGAGCCTATGCGCTGATACCTGAGCATATCGCGGGCGTACTCTGGAAAGATATGTGTCCAGCCCTGCGGCATGTATACCCTGTTCATAACGCCCGTGCTGTTGGTCAGAATGCGGCTTTGTTTGTTCTTGGTCTGCGTGAAGAACTGGAACTGCGTGATTGTGTTCCCGTACTTCTCTCGCGCAATTCTGGCAACGTTCCTTCCCCAGCCCCTGCCGCCGTTGTTGCTTTCAATGCGGCAGACGTTCACGCCTAGCTCTGTGATGATGCGCGCCGCTTCGTCCTCGGTGTGCTCCATAGCGGCTTGGGTGTACATGACGTACTTTGTGTACGCGTCGCAATCCTTTACGTCGTAGATCAAGCCGCAAAGATAGTCCTCGCCTTGATCTGCCGTGTCGAAGTATGCCTCGGTCGATTGCTTATCCTCTGGTAACGCCTCATACTCTTTAATTGCCGTGTACAGCCGCCCGACAATATCAACCGGCTCCTGATCGTAGTTTGCCCGCACAATGTCTGTGCTCGTGTCGCTGTTCAGGATGCCGTCGTATTGCGGCTTGCTGAGGATATCGTCGCACAGCATCCGCGTTCCGTCCCACGCCTTATAGGTCAGCACTCGGCACGTTTTCCCGCGCCGCTTGCAGTCCTCAATCAATCTTCCGGCAAGATCGTCCGTTGCCCAACGTGTCATTATGACAATGACCTTGCGCTTGCCCTCGCGCCGCGAAAGCATGGTATCCGTCAGCCAGCGCCAATGATTATCCTTGACCGTTTCGTTTCGCGCTTCATACTCGCTCTTGATAATATCATCAATGAGAATGAGGTCGCCGCCGAAACCAATTACCGTACCGCTTGGCGAGGTCGCTAGATACGCGTTTGTTCCGGTTCCTTCAAGCCCCCACAGGTTCGCCGCCGCGTCGCCGTATCTCACGCGCGTATCGGGGAAGATGTCGCGGTACACTATGCGACCGTCTGCCGACTTCTCTTGAATGCGATTGCGCACAGCCTTTGAGAACGTCGTGGAAAGCGTTTCGTTGTACGAGCCGGTAATGACCTTGTCTGTCGGGTATCGCCCAAGCACCCACTGAACGAACTGTACGCCCGTTCTGCTTTTTCCGTGGCGCGGCGGTGCGTTGATGATTAGGAACTCGTCTTCGCTTGCATAGAAGTCCTGCATCTGCTCGCACATCTCGCGCAGATACGCCCGATCGTCCATGTAGAAGTCGGGCGCAGTGAGTTTGCTGTAGTACCAGAAATTGCGGCGCGCTTTTTCCAGCTTCGCCGCAACGATCAATTCAGCTTTCGTTAGCATCGTCGTGTTCTAGTATTCGATCTATCTGTTCATCGGTGAGACCTGAAACGTTGTAGTTTCGGTTAACGCTCCTGTTCTTGGTTTCCAGCTTATCAGCCCATCCGCACCAATTCTTCAGCGCAAATATGCTCATTGACGGCTGGTACTTCCCTAGCATCGTTCCCTGTGCCACTACGTCCGCTCTGATGCCCTCTAGGTCGTTTTTTACTTCGGGGAAGTATTTGTATAGCGCGTTGTACAAAGTCTTTCTGTCGGTCTCCTCTAAGGCCACAGAAAGCCACTTGCCGAACTCCGTCAGAGTTGGCGCAATCTTATATCCATCTTCTACGATTTCAGCACAGAACTCATACCACAGCGCGATAAGCTGTTCTCCGCTTTCAAAACGCTTCGGTTGTCCCGCTGGCATAATGTCACCTCAATCTATATTCTCTCTACTGCATTTTATCACCTTAATGCGCTAAAGTCAAGAAGCAAAGCAAAAGAGCCTCCGCATTACACGTGGCTCTTTACCCCAAGGTTGTTATCGCGCATCTTGGGCGCGCGTCCCGGTCTTCCCCGGTCGTGGTGGACGCGACGGGAGTTGAACCCGTTTCCGCGAACTGCGCTTTGGCTTTAATTCGCGTCGATACCTTATCACGCCCAAGTCGTTGTATTTTCTCCACGTAAAACAATAAAACTGCTTTTACTGTAGATTATCTATTATCCGTTTCGAACCCCATGTAATCGTCGTTATGGGAATATCGCTTGCTGCTTCCGTTCCGATACCCGTGTATTCGATACGGTGCGTTCCTGCGCGCTAGTTCGTGCTGCGCCGCGTACGCCCTGCTTGTCCCGTTTCCGTTCCTTTGTTTTTCAAGCGCAAGCGCGTATAGCTGTTCGTCTTCCATGTCTCGCATTTCGTCTTTATAAAACATTTCGATACTCCTTTGTGAGCGGACACGCCTGTTTGCATTCTTCGGTGCATAGTGGCGCGATTTTCGGCAAACACCATCTGCATGGCACGTATTCGCGTTTGCCGAACAACCGCCATAACAATATTGATGCGCGCTCTATAAAATGCTTCATGATTGCTTCCTCGTTGCCGCTACAAAACTCCATCAACGGAGAACATCGCGGCTGTGTTTTTCCCGCCTCTTTGAAGCGGTCGCTGTGATGGTAGTATATCACGGTTTATCTGTATCTGTCAATGGGAATATCCGGTTGCCACCGATTGATTTTGAAAACCTTTGTTTCGTTGCATCTGTCGCAATGCATCTGTGTGATCTTCCTGCGGACTTGTTTCTCGTCCTCGCGCTTAAACTCCCAATGCGATGTATCGCGCCACTTGTGACCAAACACTTTACAAATAAGATTTAGCACTCCGCGCCGTCCTTTCCAAGCAGCTTCGGCTAGTATTGATTTGCGTGTTATTTCAGTCATTATTTCACCTCCACATAATCGCCTATGCAGTTGCGGCAATACGTCTTGATTTTGCTCTTGTCAGTTATCTGCTTCTGCACCTGCTTATTCCACCACATGGCGAACAGATGATGAGGGTCTTTGTACTGCTCGTCGTATTCTGCGCCATTACGTTCTTTCCACGTTTTGACGCAATCAGGGCAGTACAGCACATCGCCGTGAGCGCGGTATCCTGCGTAGAACATACCGTGGGGAACGCCTAATGCAGCGCGGGTCTGTTCGGCCTTGCCGCAATTGCTGCACTGGTAGAGAATTTCATTTGCCATTGTGTGCCTCCTTAAAATGATACCTTGTAACCGCTATCGGGTACGGCTCAACCTCCGCGCCGTTAATGTTGCAGATGTTTAGTAAGTGGTTCACTTCGTCATATTCCTTTCTCGTCATAAAGGCTGCCGGCAATTAAAGCGCTGCCTATGACTTTTGTTTTAATTATTTATAAACTTAACCGGAATCCCTTTCGCCTTCGCAAACCCATACTCCATATTGCACCTTCTGCGTGCTGCTCATGGCTCTACCTCCCCTTATCTTCGGGCTTCGTCTCCCGATACGATTCCAGCAGATAGTCTGTGATTTCGTTTACATCCTCTCGCACCCTCAGCAGCGGCTCCAACGCCATCCTCAACTCGTTGTTGGTGATAATGTCTGGTAAGCCGTTTTCATGCCTTTCAGCTACAAGCAGTAGCCGGCTCAATCGGCTCAGGCGGTCTATGGCTTTGCCGATGTACTGCAGATTATGTGTCAAGACATATTCGGAATAGCTTACCTTGTCGGTTATGGTTTCGGGGTAGTTGTCCTCGTCAGTATCTTCCTCGGCAAATATGGCTCGTAGCAATCTCTTTGCCTGTTCGGACGTTATGGGTTCATTCATCCTTATCTCCTTCCTCGGCCTGCGGGCCGCGCCACTCAAAGCAATCGTTGGATTCAAAACCGGGGCATTCACCGGGACAGCATCCGCATTCGTCGCAGCTAGTGTCAAAGTCATATTTGCACGCGAAACAGCACGTTTCGTCGCTATACTTTTCCCTAACGGCATCAACAATCAATTTCATGTCCGCAACCGCCGCATCCCGCTCCGCCTCCGCTTTCTCCGCGCGGGCTGTCAGTGCGCAAACGTCCTCGACGTACTTCTTGCTTGTCTGCTCCGCATACCGCTCGTGGAACGTTTTGAATGTTTCTAGGTCGCGCTCCAACTGTTCGAGACGGGCGATTGATTGGCGCAATAATGCTTGCAAATCGCATCCAGCACACGCGCGCCATCCGTCTGACGTAATCCGCTTAAACTCCGCTACGATCTCCGCCGTCGTCGGCTCATTTCGCTCCATTTTTATCTCCCTTTTATCTCCCTTTTATCTCCCCTCGAATC